TTCAGGACGACCGCCGACGCTACTCCAAAACGCCATACGAGCGTTGCCGATGCCGCCATTGCCGACCAGGCGGATCGCGTTCTGATTGACGATGATCACGCCGCCGTCAGCCTCCGTGAACTGCACCCTTTGAGTGCCGACGCCGTTGTTGAACTGGAACACGCCGGCCGCCGGGCTGAACATCTGGAAGCTGTTGCCGAAGTTGATGCGGCTGGCGCTATCCGTCACCAGGATGTTCGAGCTCGGCTCGTAACGCAGGTCGGTAGTCTGATCCCATATCGGAATCTGGCCGTCGACGGTGCCGGCCAGGATGTCGGCGCCGCCGCCGCCGCCGGTGTTCGAGATCACCAGGTTCACGTTGGTGTTATTGCTCGGCGCCGTTCCCTGGCCGGAGATGGTCGTGATCGGGAACGTATAGACGCTGCCGATCAGGACCGGCGTGCCGACCTCGATGATTACAAATTGCGAGGCGTCCGCGCTGATCTGTACATAGAACAGGTCTCCCGAATTCACCAGCGCCAGAAAGGCCGAGACGTCGACGCCGCCGTCGTTGACGATGTGGACGTAGAGGTTTGTGGCCGAGCCGATGGTCGCGTTGTCGAACTGCAGCCGGCCGCTACTTGGGAAAGCGTCGATCGCGGTGCGGTAGTTCCACTGGCCCAGGCCAGAGAATCCGTTCACGACTGCTCCGCCGGACGCCAGCTGCACCCATCCTAAGTTGCCGGTGTCGGTGGTCTTGAAGTAGTAGACCAGGGCAACCGTGTCGAAATAGAGGTCGCCGTTCTGGCCGGCAATCACACCATTCGGATCGCCGCTCGAGTAGGTGAAGCTGGGCACTGTGCCGATGCGCGAGCGTAAGGTCTCAATCCAGCGCAAGAACCGCTCCGGCAGTTTGCTGTCGCGATACGGTTCGATCGTCCTGGACATCAGTCCTCCGTCACACTGATTTCAGCATAGGCTCCGACGATCACCAGGTTGACCGCGTCCGCGAGCTCGAGCTCAAAGACACGGTTGCGGGCGCTGCCCAGCTGGTCAAAAACGACACGGCGCAAGGTGTTGCCGATGGGACCGCACTCCTCCTGGAGCCAGTCCGACCAGTTCTGCCCGGCGTCGTTCGAGTAGCGCATCTTCAAGATCGGGTTCGGGCTGTCGACGTTGCCGATGCCGCCCTGCAGGTCGACGATCAGGCTCCAGAAGTCCATCTCGTAGTTCAGCTGGTGGATCACCTGGCTGCGCCGGCGTCGGATGATCGGCTGCCCGGCGTCCTGGTAGTTGTCCAGGTCGAGGCGGCCGTAGCGGCCCTGCAGTCGCGATCCGGCGAGGTTGTCGTTGTCGAGTACGCCAGTGCCGCCAACACGCCAGGCGGTGCCGTCGTTGAGCTCTCGAGTCTCCCAGGCCTGCGCCTTGATGTTGTAGATCAGCGTCGAGCTCGGTTGCGGATTGCGGCCGGTGTTCGCACCTACCTGCAGGGCGTAGAAGCTCTTGCCGGCCTGCTTGTAGATGAAGCCGTAAGCGTCCTGGGGATCGACCAGGCTGGCGAGGAAGTTCTCCTGCTCGTCCTGGGTGATCACACGGCCGGCTTGCCCGGAAATCTGATAGACGAAACGGCCGCCCTCGGGCGTGGTCGCCAGGAAGAAGATGCCGTCGTCCGAGTCCGCCAGTGATTCAGGCGCCAGTATGCCGACCTCCTGGGTGGCGTTCAGGACGATGTCGTAAGGGAAGTCCGGGTTGCCGGAGTTGTAGTACGCCTGCGCGGTCTCGTCTCCGATGATCCAAAGCAGCGAGACCTGGCTGGCCATTGCCAGAGCATTGTCGGGCGCGACGCTGGCCGCATCGAAGTCGAGCGCGTTCCACACGGTCGGGTCCTCCACCGACGAAATGAAGTAGTTATCGGTCAGTGCATCATTGACGATGAAGAAACCGTCCAGGTAAAGCATGAACGTCGGAACACCGGGTCCGCCCTGCCCAGGGAAGTCGAGATCGGTGATCTGCGCGAACGTGGTGCCGTCCCAGGTGTAGCCGTCGATGCCGTCGACCATGGCCACGTACTGCCGGCCGCGGGCCATGCGCACGCGATTTCCCGCACCTGCCGGGTTGAGCGTGCCGATCACCAGGTTGCCGATGTCGGCGGTGTGCGCAACGAGCTCGTTGCCGTAAACGCCGTAGAGCTCGCCCTTGGTGGCTGCCGGTCGTATCTTCGAGTTGACCATGCGGCCGGTGCGGATCGGGCCATCTCCAACGCCGCCCAGGTCGACGTAGCCTGGAGCGGTCTCGAGCACGACTGGCGCCTTTGCGCCGACGCCCTTGATCGCCTGGATGAAGTTCACGGTCGCCTGGTTGTTGACCATGACCGAGCGCGAGACGGCAAAGCCGCCGACGATCGGAACCTGGAATCGTTGGCCCATCAGACGGTCTCCGCGTTCAGTACCACGCCTGCCGTGTCGATGTCTGCGCCACCACCAGCCGGTCGCACTCGCAGCGTGCCGCTGTAGGAATCGACGCCGAACCCATTCTCACGGATGCCCCAAAACATGCCATTGAATCCATTGATCCAGATGTTCGCCAGCTGGGTGCCCGTGGCACTTAGCACGCCGGTGATGGTGGTCATTTGGAAGTCGTAGTCCGACATGGTAAGGGCGCCGCCCTGCCAGGTGCCGATGGTCAGGTCGGCAGAGTTTAGCTTGAGCGCCCGCACGTTGCCGCCACTTAGCAACCCGATGCTGGCTTGCGCCGGCGGAGCTCCAGCCGAGTCCAGGACGAAGTACGGGTCGCTCGTGAAAGCAGGCAAACCGCCACCGACGACGCCGCCCTGGATACCTGCCCACCATGTCGCGAGTGACATTACGGCGTGATTCCGCCGCCCATGATGAACCAGTTGGCGGCCGTGTCGCGGTAGATCGTGGCGTACCCGCCGATCGCGATCGTGCAGCTGGGGCCGACATTCGTGACTGCGACGCCTGGGTCCATGTAGAACAGCACGCCGCCAACGCCGACCGCAATCGTAGTGGTGCCGGAGCCCGCGTGTAGGACGGTAAAGGTTGACTGCAACGGAATACGCAGCGAAGCCGCTGGCTCCAGGGTGATCGTGTGACCGCCGCCGTCGTCGTAATAGAACGTGCCATTGATGGCGCGCTCGGCGTTCTGTGCCGTGTTTAGATTGTAGCTAGTGTTGCCGAACTTCTTGCCGTTGACGTAGGCGATCGCGTGCTCGATGCCACCGACGCCCGGAACCAGGTAGCTCTGGATGTCCGAGTCGACGACCGCATCCTTCTGGTAGAGCACCATGTTGGCCGACTGTCCAGTTGGCGGCGCAGCTGCCTGAGACAGCATTAGAGACGGCACGACCTTGAAAATGGTCAGGTTGGTGCCGGACAGCTGAAGCTGTGGTGAGACGTGGCCGAAGAAGGCGTTGTTGACTAGGCCAGAGTCGCGGAATCCGAAGTTGCCCTGCAAAACCTCCAGGACAAACGAGCCGGCCGCGGAGAAGCGCAGCGTGCCCGAGCCACCGCCGATGCCGACGTTGCCGAACTGGATCGGGTTGCTGTTGGCCAGGTCAGTGAAGGTTGCCCTCATGCCGTCATTGAAGCGCAGGCCGACGTTGGTCTCGTCCATGCCGTTGAGGTCGATCACAGTGCCAGAGCTCGGTCGCAGGTCGGTGAGCAGTACTTCGCCGGCCGCGGTGAGGCGGACAGTCGTTTCCTCCAGCCAGGCAGCACCACTCCAGCGCAGCGAGGCGTTGGTCGTGGTGCCGGCCGGAAGCAGTCCACCAGGACCGCCGAGGTCGGACACGGTCAGAGCTCGCTCGAGGCCGACGCCGGTCAGCAGGTTGTTGACGAACAGGCCGCCCAGGAGTGCCGTGGTCGTTTGCGCCGATATTTCAGCGCCTCCGCCAGCGAGCTCCGTCACCAGGTCGATAGTGCCGCCGCGTGCCAGGTTGACCAGGCCGAGGTCGATGCCGGCCGCATAGCCGAGTTGGGCATACGGCAGCTGGTCGGCGCCCATCAGCTGGATGGCCGCGGTCAGGACGTCGGGCGTCACCGGGTTGGCGTTCGCATCGCCGCGCAGCTGCAGGACGCCGCCCGAGGCCGTGGCCGCGCGGATGAACGTCGAGTCGCGCAGCAGCACGGAGCCGGAGCCCGAGCCTGGTCCCGCCACGACGTTGCCGCCCAGGGGATTCAGGAACAGCACGCCGGTGTTGGTTGCGTCGGTTTTTCGCTGGATATTGGCCGCGTCGAAAGCGATGTGCGGGTTCGTTGCCGGGTCCAGCAGGTTCGATATGTTGAGCGGGTTCTGCACGTCCACCAGGTCGACGGAGCCGGTCGAGAAGATATTCACCGGGCCGTCGCCGTCCGGCTTGAGCGCGATCTCACCGTTCAGGTTGGTCGAAATGATCTCGTTGTCCTGGATGGTGATGTTGTCGAAGATGCCGGACACGACAGTCGGGTAGAACACGGAGATGCGGTCGAAGTAGGTCGAGCCGGCCAGCAGCACAGAAGGATCTATTCCGATCAGTTTCAACTTCGCAAACCGTGACAGGGCCGGCGGCGTGCCGATCAGCTGGAACTCCATCCAGGAGATCGGATTCGCAGTCGAGTCATAGATGTCCTCGTTCGAGATCAGCACGAAGGTGACGTCGTACCACTCGATGCGCACGATGTTCCGCACGGTCGCGAGCGTCGAGAACAGGTCGAAGTTGACGCGCAGCTGGTCCACGTCGTTGACGGGGAAGAAGTCGGTCGTCGTCAGTGATCCGCCGCCAGAGCCGGCCGACGTGAAGCGGTAGCTGTTGGCGCCGTCAGTTGAGAAGGTCGAGTCGACTGCATTGGTCGAGCCGATGTCGTCGACGGGCGTCCATCCATCCGGGACCGGCGGCGTCGTGACAATCTCGAAGGAACCGTTCGGCACCAGGCTCGAGGTATCTCCGCCCAGGTTGTCCGGGTTGGCGTCGTCCTCCGTCAGTACCTGGTTGCCAATGCGATCCGTGATCAGCATGTCGCAGTTGCGCGTGATCCAGATGTTCGCCCGGCCAGAGCCGGACAAGCGCACCGGGTTCTGGTGCGGCGTGACCAGGTCGGCCGACGTGTAGGACGTGATGAAGTTGGTGGTGCCGGGCTCGTACAAGTAAACGAAGCCGCCGGCAAGCGGAGCTCCCTGAGAATTCACCACGGTCTGCCGTGGCGCGATGATGTTGTTCAGGGCCATGTCTAAGGGTCTCCGCGATTGATGTCGAACCGCTGGCGCTGTCTCAGTCCTCGAGGGACGCCGAGCATGTTCATGCGTCTGTTGCCGGCCGCCAGCTTGTTCCAGGCGTCCTCCATTATGGTGATTTGGCGCTGGTTCAGGTTCTTGCCGTACTCGCTCGAGACGTTATCCGCCAGGGCGTAGCGCAACCACTTGATCGACTGCGGCGACAGCTGCAGCGTGTCGGATAGGTTGTAGACCTGCACCGTGTTGACCAGGACGTCAAAGACGACGATGTCGCCAGAGACGCCGGAGTTATCGAAGCGGAGCTCGCCCAGGGGCCCGGCGGATCGGGTGTAGAGGTAGTGGTACGGCCTGCCCAGGTTGCCCTTGGTGAAGTACCGATTGTAGCTATTCTGGTCCGACTGGATCATGTGGTAATAGCTGCCAATGCCGTCTGGAATCTGCAGCCGGTCCAGGCCTCGAGGGATGATTGAGAACAGTGCCAGGCGCAGATCGGCGCCGAGATTCTGTCCGAGTATTTCGATCGACGGCACGATGCCGGCCGGCCACACGAAGTCGAACTCGTAGGTCCCGGAGCTATCCAGGATGAACTGCTCGAACTGCACGGCGTTGTTGTACAGCGTGATCACGACCTCGCCGGCGTTCTGCTCGACGATAGTGCGCAGCGTGTACGTGGTGGCGCCAGTCAGGTCCGGCACGATGTCCGGGTCTGCGATCGTCACGCCGCCCTGGTCGATAATTACGAGCTCGTTGTTGGTGATTTCACCAGGAGCGACCTCGGTCCAGTTGCCAACGTTCTGGAATCGGAATTCCTGAATAAGCTCGTTGTCGATGATGTTCGACGCCGCAAGCACCTGGCCGTACTCGATCTTGATCGGCGCGGGGTCCGGGTTGATGTTGCCGAACGGGCTGGTGTTGAAGTCGGCGCCGGGGTCGTTGCCGTAGCTGTAGAAGCTCTTGCCGGAGACAAACGGAAAAAAGTGCCGTCGAATACCCGGCACGAATTGTTTACTGACAGCCTCCGAGTCCAGTATCTCCTGGAGCGCCTCGAGAGCGTTGCTCTGGTCCTCCGGCGCAAGTTGCGCGCCTCGACCTGGTTGGTTAATCAGGCGCAGCGAGCGCCGGATCAGTTCACTTGCTGTTGTCACCTTTGGCGGCCTTCTTCTTCTTGCCACCGCTCGCCGGTTTTGCAGGCTTCTCGCCTACTCCGGCCGGGGAATCCGCCCATCCATCCTTGCACGCTGCCGCGATGGCTTCGTCGCCTGCAAAAATCCTGCCCCCTGGGCAGTCGGGTGAATACAAAAATGCTCGTTTGGACATGACTTTCTCCTGGGTTGCTGAAAAGGGAGCGGCCGTTGTGGCCGCTCCCGATCTTAGCAGCCGATTCGCCACTTAGCCCCAGAGCCGGACGCCGAGCTCCGGGTAGATCGCCTTGGTGCCGAACAGGATGTCGAGCCGGATGATCTCGTCGTCCGAGTCGATGTCGTAGTCCTTGATCACGCGGATCGAATAGCCTCTCCAGTCTGCGCGTGCTTTGAACACGGCGGAATCGGGGAGCTCGAGCGGGATTGTGACCAGGGCGAGCGCATTGGTGTGAAATGCCAAGTTCTGCGCGTAACCCGTTGCCGAAACTCCGCGGATGGTGATCACAGCGTTGTCTGCAGGCAGAGCGGAGACCGTCTGGTATGCAGCCGTCGAAGCGGTCGTTCCGTCGTTGAGCGTCGGATAGACAGTCGCGGAACCTACGCCGGCAGCGGTCGTGACATCAGCCAGGACAACAAACTGCTGCAGCTGTCCGGTCGACTCTTTCGACACGTCGTTGACGCTGAACACGCCGGCGATGGTGAACACGTCACCGACCACCAGAGCGCCTACCTGGGCGCCGACCATGCCGTCAAACGCGACGACGTTGGTGTCGTTCGCGAAGGCCGCGTCATTGACCAGCGGAGCGCCAGTCCAGGTGCCTACGGTGTGGACCGCGATGTTCTGGTCGCCGTAGATGTCCAGGTTGGCCAACATGCCGAGACGGCCACGTCGAACCATGCCGTGCACGATGTCCGCGTTGAAGATACCGCCGGAGCCTGTGCCGCCCATGCCGTTCGCCATTGCCCAGCGAGCCGCCGGATTCAGCACCAGCTTACGCTGGCCGTCGTCGGGAACGGGTTCCTCGTCCATCTTCTGCCCGACTGCAGCCAGGGCCGCGAAGTCCGCCGGCGTGGTGCCAGGCGTGCCTACCGAGTTGAAGAAGTTCTGGGCGCCGGTAACGCAGAGCGCGCGGTCGATGGTGTTAGCCAGGACGATCATTGCCGGCTTGATGTATCGCTCGGCGTATTCCTCGATGGTGAGGGTCAAGTCCTGGGTCGAGAAGTTCCAGGAGACGTGCTTGCGGTTGTTGATAACAATGCTGGTTGTTTCTTCGATCACGTCCTGGTTGACGCGCGCGGCGCCATCGGTCGCGATGAATTTCACCGGCTTGCGGATGGTGACGGAATCGCCAATCTTGACGAATTCCTTCTTGTACTGACGGTAGACGTTCTGCCCCATGATCACGTTGTTTTCGAGGTGGAATAGCGCCTCTTTCGCAATGATCTGTGGGGTGATGAGGGTGTTGGCCATGTCGGTCTCCAAACAGGGCCAAGCGGCCCAGGGTTAGTTAGGGAGCCCCATTCGTCGGCGCTCCTCCTTTGCTCGCCTTGCGGCGTAATCGTCCATCGACTCCGAGTTCGGGTCCTGCTTCGTGCTGGCGTCTCCGCCTGGTTTCACGTCGCTGGGTGGCGTCGGTGCCTTTGTTCTCTTTCTCGGCGGCGGTGCCGGTTCCTCGTCGTCCTCCTCGCCATATTGTGGCGCGACGTCGAGCTCGCCTTCGGCCTTCAAGAGCTCGCCATTGGCGGCTTTCTTGGCCAGCTCCTCGAGTTGTTTCATGGCACGGGGAGCGGATGAATCAAAAATCTTGCGACTGACGTCCTGGTTCTCTGACAGGTAGACGTAGAGTTCTGGTCCGACATCGCTGTCGATCATGAATTCGCCCATCACCTGGGAGACGGCGGTGCCGTCGGTCTCGAGTGCCTCCACGAATTCGTCGCCCAGCTTCTTCTTGCCGCGTTCCTGGAAGTCCAGAATCTCCTTGTCAGGCGGTGGTGCCTGCGAGGGTTTGGCTGCTGGTGGCGTTGCGGGTTTGGCGGTGCGGGGTTTCGGCGCTGGCTCCTCGTTCGAGGTCTCCCATTTGGCGTATGCCTTCGCATATTCCCTGGGGTTCGCAAAGTCAGCGAGCATTGGCTCCCTGGCTTTGGGTTTCGCGGTCTTGAGTGACTGAACGGTCTCCTCGAGCTCCGCGATCTTGCGCGCATTTTCCGCTTCTCGCTGTTCCGACGCTGTGAGCCGGCCTTTCAGTTTCCTGATACGGCGCTCGGCGGCGGGGTTCCGCGTTGGCGTTTGCTTTTTGGTTTCGTCGGTTGCCGAATCCGAATCGGTTGAGCTCTCTTTCGAGGCCGCGGCTTTGCTCGCCTGATCATCTCGAGGTTCTTCGGCCGGAGCGTCAGATGTGACGACATCGCTATCGCGTGGTCGTACCGCCTCCTCGGTTGAGACGTTTGATGGCTGATCAGTGCGTTGCGCGGTCATTCTGCTCCCTCCTGGCCGCCGTCGTCAACTATCGACGCCTTATCGGCAAAGATGGGTTTGCTGCCGCTCTGGAGTGCCTGCAGTACTGGCGCGGCCTGTTTATACGGTAAGTCCTGCAGGATGTTGAGCACAGCCTGGTAGGCGTTCACGTCTACCTGGATGGCTTTTATGTCTTGCGGCGTGGGTGGTTTCGGCTGGTTCACTGGATTCTCCTGGGTTAGTAGTAAAAGCGGATCACGGCCTGCACAGCTGCGATCTGATTCTGGTGAAAGCGTCTCGACTCGAGTGCGGCGAGTAGCGTTTCGCGCGCGAGTTTCACATTTTCCTCGAGTCTTTGCAGTACTGCTTCCTGGTTGGCTGCGCGGAGCTCTGCCTGGAGAGCGTCGTCCTCGAGGCCGGCGGTGAGCTCTGCGATGTACGTCTGCAACTCCAGGATGTCGCGCTCGTTCGATGCGTTCCTGGCGTCGAGCTCGTCGAGCGTCGCCTGGTCGAGCATGTCCCGCATGATGTCGGGGCGCTCGATAGTGGGTGAGAGGCCTCGGTCTAACCCACTCGTTTGCTGTAGGCGCGCGATCTCCTTGCGGTACTTCCAGCGGTAGTAGTCCGGGTCCCAGGGTTCCCAATTCTTCGGCAGCCTCGAGGCCGGGTCCGCCAGCTTGTCAGGTATGACAGGCGGCAGCGGCTCCTCGTAGGTGATGCGCAAAACGTGGGGGGTCGTCACGTTGCCGCGAAAGATTCTCGACTGGTTCGTCGGGACCACGCGATCCAGGGCGATGATGATGCCCGCGTCCTGGGTGTAGTTGGGCGCGTCGATCTGCGCCTGGACGAGACTGGAGATGTCCGGGCTCACTTCGACGACGCCGGCGGTCACGGCGTTGATCGGCCAGATAACGTCCTCAAACGGGTACTTGTCCAGCTGCCATGCCTGGTTGAGATCGACGACGCCTGGGCTGTTCTGGTAGTCCATGCCAAGGCCCTGGCCGTAGTGTCTGAGGCCTCCGCCGTTGGCAATCAGGAAGGCGTTTTGATGATGCACGCGAATGTAGTCGGCGTTGTTGTCCGCGTAGGTCGGCTCGATCAGGATGAAGTATTCGGTCAGCGGCACCAGGGTCGGGTTGACCGGAAAGGTGAAGATCGTCAGCGTTTGCGCGTTCGGCACGCTGGAGCACAGAATCGTATTCGAGACGCCGTTCGCCACGTCGATGCCGTTCGGGATTTTCACGCCGCGGTCGACGGTCACTCCCTGGATTCGCACGCGCAAGGTGCCGGCCGGGTTGCCGACTCGACTCAGGTCCCAAAACAGTGACGCGATGGTCATGTTCCCGGTGCGCGTCGTGATCAGCTGCGCCAGGTGATCATTCATGTCGATGGTCGCGCCGGCGGCCGCGTTGGAAATCTGACGCATCGACCAGTTGGCGTTGGTCGTGACGCTGGTGCCGAATACCGCGGTAAACGTCGTGGAGAGCGCGCCTACCTGGGCATTGCTCCAGACGTCCTGGCGGTAGCCCTCGTAGAGCTCGAACGGTGTCTGGATCGCGTCCTGGTAGTACGACTGGACGTTGCGGTTCGGGCTGTTGATCGTGGCCGTGAATGCCGGATTGGCGTTAGTGGTCGCGGCCGTCATTTCAAACGTGGCCGAGACGATGGTCGCGCCTGGTGGAATCTGCGCGTCAAACGCCGACTGGACGTTGCCCTGTAGGCCGCCGAAGAAGTTGCCCAGGGTCAGGTTGCCGGTGCCTAAGCCAAACCAGATGGTATTCGCGCCCTGGAAAATGTGCGACCAGGTGGAGTACCTGTTGCCGGAACCTGGTTGCGAGACGACTATCGAGACTTGGGCCATTACGGAGCCATCGGTGGCAGGTCGGTGATGTCGTTGTCGTGCGTGTTCAGGTACGCGGCCAGGCCCTCGATGGCGTCGGTCGCGTCGACGTAGTCCGGGTCGAAGTCAGACTGGAATACCTGGAGCGCCTCCATCTCCGTGAATTGCCTGTCGTAGACGGCCCTGGCCTCGATCTGGCTCATGTTCGACGGTCCAAACTCCTGGCGCCAGTGTGCCAGGTAGGCGTTGATGTTCGGCCTGGGATCGCCGGCACCACGTCCGGCAATCAGAAAGCGACCGCCGACGACCATGCCGAATTGGACGTAGTCGTCCTGGGTGAGCTCGTCGAGCTCCTTCCCTGGTGGAAGCCAGTCTGGCACTTACTCGTCCTCGCGCTCGTCGTCGTCGTCGTAGACCGGGATGCCGGCGACCAGGTTGCCGTCGGCGTCGTACTCGAACTTGATGCGTTTGGGCTTGGGCTCGATGTTGAGCGTCATGGAGTTGGCTCCGCCCCCATTGCCGGCACTCGGGCTGCCGGCGCTGGGGGTCGGGGCTCCTGGGGTAATTGGTACGACCTGGCCGGCCTTCACCTTCCGGTCGACGAATCCCTTCACTCGTTGCAGCGCGTCGACGACGGCGTTCGCGATCATCTCCTGAATTTCGTCCTTGTGCGCTCCTGGGTTCTGCTCGTGCTCCTGCATCGTGCGCTTGATCACCTGCTCGATCTCGGTCAACAACTGGCCGGAGTCCGGGCCCTCCTGGACCTTCGGCGCCTGTAGCTCGGCCATGTCGGCCTGGGCCTGGGCGATCTTCGCTTCGGCCTGCTTCATGTCCGCTTCGGCGCCGGCTTGCTTCGCCTGGGCCATTGCGATCTCGGCCTGGTTCTTGGCGTCGTCGATCTCCTGCTGCTTCTGCATGAGCACCATTTCGGGCGTCGGCTCCGGCTGCCATGGCTGGCCATCCTTCTCGAGCTCGCCGGTGTCCTCGTTCTTGGTGACGCCTTTTGGCAGGTCTGCGAGTTTCTCCTCCTCGCTCTTGAGATTGTCGGGTAGCAGCTTTCGCAGTACCGCGGAGACTTCGTCGCTGCCTGGCACGCCCAGGTTCTTGACGATCAGGTGCACGATGCTCGACGCCATCTCGGGACCCAGGACCTTCAATAGCTCCATTTGCAGGTCGGCCGCTTCCTGGCGCTGCGTGGCGTAGCTCGGCCCGGTCTCCAGGACCACGTCGTACTTGCCGTAGGCGATGTCGTGGATCAGGAAGGTCTCGCCCGTCTCCTGGTCGATCGCCGTCTGGTTGATCTCGACAAAGTCCTCACTGGAATCCGGGAAGCGGATGCGCACGATGCGCTGCGTGTCATACAGCTGCGGGATAGCCTCGACGATGCAGCGACCCATTTGCTCGATGGCTCTGCCCAGGTTGTCGGGGAACTGGAAGGTCGAGGTCGCGCCGGCGTTCTGCCGGGCGATGATCGCCTTGCCACTTTTCTCGTTCGACTCTCTGCCCAGGCTGGCGTCGTGCAATCCGATGATGGTCTGCATGTCGACGCCGTCCTGGATCGCGTTCTGGAGCTCGGCGGCGGCCGGATTGGCGTTGAATTGACGCTGCGGCGGTGCCACGCCCTCGACGTGGTTGTACAGCATGTAGGGGATGTTCCTGGTGTTGGCCTGCTCGTAGAGCTCCTCGTGGCCGGCGATCTGCCGCTCGGTTGCCATGTACGGCGCCCTGGGTGCCAGCGCCACGGTCTCGGCGGCTGCGGTGCGCCAGTAGTTGTACGACTTCTGCGCGTCCTTCGCGTGCCGGATCGCGCTCTCGTAGATCATGCGGCCGTCGACCATGCGCTCGTCGCCCAGGACCGGGAACACCGGGACGGCTGAGAACGGGAGCTCGACCGGGCCCTCGAGTATCTGGCTGGCGGTCTGCTTCTGCCACATGCAAATCGGGCGCTTGACCTTCTTGCGGAGCTCATTGTTCTGGCCGTCCTTCGCGATCACGATGCCGGTCATTTCGCGGAGCTCGTCCAGGACCGGCTCGACGTCGGACAGGTAGACGGTCTTGCCGTTGGTCAGCTGCAGGACCTCGTCGCTCTTGTAGTCGATGTAGAGGTACTGCGCGACGCGGATGGTATCGCCGTCGTACCAGCCCTCGTAGGTGGCGCCCATCATGGCGCCGGCGAACTCGTCCGGGGCTTTGTCGGGCCACTTGTACTCGAACGTCGAGCGCCGCATGTTGGTGAAGATGAAGCAGTCCTGAGCGTCGCGGTAGTCGGCCTCCTGGGCATCGGGGTCCATGAACACGGTGTAGCTGTTCTTGATCCGCATGATCTTGAGCTCCTGGACGAACGGGTCGAGCTTCGACCAGATGTTCATGAGCATGAAGAACCCGAAGCCATGGTCGACGGCGTGCTGCGTTGCCGTGTCGTAGGCCTGGTCGGCACGAGAGACGTGCTCGATGTTGCGGATGATGCCGGAGTAGATGTCAGCCAGCGCGTAGTCCTTGGTGCCGGACAGGTTGTTGACGCGCGGGTTGGCGCCGCGGTTCGACTCGACTGGCGTCACTTTCAGCTGCGGCCGCTCCTGGCGAATCTTGTTGGTGATCTGCCTGGTGAACGATGGCAGAAGGTTGTACGTCAACACGGGCCGGCGATCTTCCTCGCGTTCCCGGCGTACCTCGTCGGGCCACTGGATGCCGGCGACGAAGCGGTCGTCCTCGAGGGCCTCGTTATGAATCTCCGACCAAAAGGTCTGGTGAATCTGGAAGCGGTTGCGAATCTTGCGTAGGCGATCTTCGAGCTCGCCGGATGGCTGGCCGTCGTCGCCCAGGATAAGCATGTCGTCGGGCTGTTGGTTCGGTTCAGTTGTTGGGCTGCGGACTGTCATGGAGAGCTCCTACCATTCGCCTCGGGCGCGGCTTCGGGATTTGTGGATTGGCCTGGGTTGAAACGCTTGGTCGGTGTTGAGTCCGTATCTCATGCAATCCATAAGATGATCGTTCTGCTTGACGATCTTGCCCTTGACGTCACGGCGGTACAAGCGGAGCTCCTTGAGCGTGTAGACCAGGGTGCGGAAAATCTTGAGTTGACCGCCTTGCATGAGCACCAGGACGCGGCGCAGTCCGGCATGGACAGCGTTGTTCGCCTTCTGGAGCTCGAGACCCAGGTCCTCGTACTCTTGCTTGAGTTTCGTGCCGTCCCTCTGGCTCGAGACATTATCGCCGGCGGGGTCGATGCAGCCGACCAGCTTCGGCCATGGCAGCATGGCCTTGATGCCCTGGACGTGCTCGATGGGCTTGTCCTGTTGGCCGTAGAACTCGGCGGTTGCGTAGTACTGGTCGGTGTCGGGGTTGCGCACCAGGAGCATCGCGGCGGTGTAGTTCCAGCCAGGGTCGAGCGCGTAGGCCTGCTCGTACCAGTCCGGGATCGGGAACGGGTCTATCAGCAGTTGCTCCTCGGCTACCGGGTAGATTGCGCCGGCGCCCAGGCTCGGCCGTCCGGTCTGCCTGGCAACGCGCTCGTGCGGCAGCATGTCCTTGAACAAGTCCTCACGTTCCTCGACGCTGATGATCGGCGGGTTGAGATGCGGCACGTCGTTATGGCCAATCATGTCGATGTACTTGCTCACTGGACCAGGATCACCGGCACGGTAAGACGGAGTCCGAAGATCACCAGGGCGTCGTCGTCAGTCAGCTTGCGGAAGTAGTTGAGCGCGGTCTTGTGGAGCACCTGTAGGCGGTAGGTCGCGGCGTAGTCCAGGAGCACCTGGCGGTCCGGCTTGTGCTTGACGTCATTCGCCAGGCTCATGAGGCTCGCGGCCATCGCCGTCAGGATCGCCTGGGCCTCGCTCTCGTCGGTGAGTTGGTACTCGTTCCTCTCGGGCTCGTCGACTGAGATTCTCTCGAGTCGCTCCAGGATGTTGTGTCCTTTTGACCCGTTCCGTAAGACAGGCATCACAGAATCCATCGTTGAACAGCACCTCCGGGCGAATCAGTATCGTGCGGCAGTCGTAGCATTTGCGCTTGTGCCATCGTCTCCTGGTCACAGAAAATCAGATCCTTCGAGCAGCGACAACACGGTCTCGGTCATGCCCTCCACCGGCGTGAACGTCGAGAGGATACACCCGCGCGTCGTCAAAATCCGCATCTTGCACTCGTCGTAGATCGGCTTGGGCGGCTCCTCGTCCAACCAGATGAAGTCGACGCCCTCGGCCTCGAATGATGTACGTCCCTCCTCGTAGCTCTTGAATGTGCAGACATTCTCGAAGCCGGAGACGTGCTTGACGATCACCTGGTCGACGGCATCCGCGACGCCGGATCGCCTGGTCAATCTGCCGATGCGCGCGGCCGGGATCAGTCCGCCGTTGGCCTGCGTGAATCCCCTGCGCTGGTGCAGCTGGCCCAGGAGAAACTTCTGGTTGACGTCGCGGACCTTGGCGGTCTTGGTGCCGGCAGCCCAGCACAGGATCGGCTTCGAGTATCGCTTGCCCTCCCACCAGGGCGGGTAGAGCCCGGTCAGATGCAGCGCGGTCTCGTAGCCGCCGATCGACAGCGTCTTGCCGATGCGGTTGCCACCCAGGGCGCAGCGTTCGGCGTGGATCGCGCCGGCGGCAAGCATGTCAATGTGCTTGTGGTAGAGCTCGCGTCGAAGCGGGCCGGCGTCAGGGTACAGCTGCGAGAGCTTGTCGCGCTCAGTGCGCCGTCGAATTTCCTGCAGCAGCAGGTAGCAAGCCGTCGATGGCTCCATCTCCCGCAATGAGTCTAATGAGATCAAGTCCGCCGGCCTCCATTATTTCGCGTAGCAATCGCACGAGCTCCTCCGTCGATACGTCCTCGATGGTCTGAACGTGTTCGATCCGTTCGGTCCACATCTTGAGGTATTTCCCATGGAGCTCTGCGCACTTGGCTGCCGAGGCGTATTGCTCAGACTCCAAGGCCTTGTCACCAATTACCTGCACTCGTCGCAGCACGGCCTCGATGGTGACGTCGGCGCCGGATAGCGCCTTCTCGAGTCGTTTGTCTATGAGATCGCGTATCCTAGGTTTTCCCAAGTTCTCGATCGCGACCTGGGAAAGTGTCTTGTCGTTGCCCTTGTAGCCGGCGCGCCTGGCGGCCTCGGTGCCGTTCATGTTGACGGCGGCCGAGCAGTACCAGTGCGCGAAGGCGTTCTGCTTCGGCGTCAATGGCCGAGGCTTGGCTGGCTTCTTGGGTTTGAGTGCGCGGCTGGTCACGCGCTGCAGATTACGCTTACGAGCGCACGTATTCCACCAGGAAGCCTTGGGCGTCGAGGTAGAACAGTCGAAAGCAGTAGTAGCTGTAGATCATGTCAGAGTCTCCTGGAACTCGATGCCCAGGAGCTCCTGCCGATCAGGCGAGCCCGTTGGGGAACGGATTCTTGGTTGTGGGCTTCTTGGTTGCGCCCTGGTTGGTGCCGGATTCCATGCGCAGGCCGCCGGTGCTGCCTTTGTTGCTTGGGTCCGGGGCTGATTTCGAGCCGGAGCTCGAGCCCTTGTTGTTTTCTTTCATGACGTACTCCTTGCAAGGTTGTGTCGTTAGACGGGCCGAGTGTACCGCGTCACTCCAGGTCGGGGTAGTCCTTGTCACTGATGCGAAGCACCTGGAGCTCCTGGGTGTTCATGTCCATGATCATGCGCTCGCGCACGTCGAGGAGCCGGTGATGAATCTCGAAGTCGTCGACCTGCATCCACTGAGTCCGGCCGTCCGGGTAGTAAACGTCGTAGCCGTTGCGGCCTTGCTTGTCCAGCGCCGGCTCCGCCTGGACTAAGAAGTTCTGCACGTAGATGCGCACTTACAGGTCCTCGATGGCGTT